TACGAAGTGCATCAAAAATAGCTTGTGCCATTACTGCTCTCCAAAGTTTTTCTTCTGGAGATAGACGTACAATCTCTATCTCTGCATTATTATTTGCTGAATTTACCATTTAACATTCTCACTTTCTCGTTGATGATTTGTTTTACTACTTGACTACGGCTTATTTTCATTTCCGGAATCAATTTAGTTTGTAGTTTAGTAATGATGTCATAGGTTTTATTATCAACCGTAACATTACTATACTTGCTTTTGTCAGTCATTTAGTTTACCTTTCTTGTTAATTAATTATATTTTTATATATAGGACTTTAATATAATAAAGTCAAGGCTTATGGATACATTTATTATTGTTGTTATGTTATGCACTTGGGACCCTCAATCGAATCAAGAGGCCTGTACTCCTATGGTAGAAAGCCCTAAAATATATTATACAACAGAAAAAGAGTGCGAAATTATGTCGCTCAAGAAAAGAAAAGAAATAAGAGAGATTGCGTTAAGTTATAGAATGATGGTTACGGGAGTGTATTCTAATTGCATTAAAGAAGGAAATAATAGTTAAATCGGATAACCTTGTCCGCGTTCTGATTTTTTTCTACCTTTATGTTTTTTGGAATGACGTCCTCGTCTTTTAATACGATTACGCTTTAAGATTTCACCGGCGCCGATTTGTTTCTTTTTAGCCATTTCTTATCTTCATCTGATATTTTTAAATATTTAATACTTCCATTAACATATTGTCTAGTATCTTCTCCACAATTTGTACAGCGATAATAATCAGTAACGATAGCAACCAGAATCGCTTCTTCATTACATTCAGGACATACCCCATGAACCGTATCAATTTGACTAATTAAATCTCTAATATCTACCATGGTCGATATACCGTAATTTCTCGCTCCTCGTCTCTCGACGCTCGCAGGGTTTGATTTCTATTCTCAGAGCCGTTCCATGATACATGAATCCAGCCGCTATCGGGCTCACCATCTCGATAAAATTCGAGAATCAATTGATCAAATTCTAAATTATCTTTTATCCAGGTCGCTAGGACCTTGTTATCTACGCCCACCACTTCGATATCGGCGGCCTTGCCTTCGGCATGCTGCGATGTAGGTTTCGATCCTATTGCGATACACAGTTCTCCTGATCTATAACCAGAAGAAACAATCACCGGTGCTTCAAAGTGAGACCGGATCGGTTGTAATACATTCACGCACAATGCTTTGAGGTTATCAATATGCGCTGGAGAAGGATTATTCGGTAATCCTTTTCGTTCGGCAACTTGAGATTTAACTAACTCACTTAACTGGAAGTTTGCTGATAGTTTCATTAGATTTATTTTTATTACATTTGCAATCGTTTAACAAGGCACAGAAGCCCATATAAAACCAGTAAATACAATGTTTCATTTTTTTATTTTCGATAAAGCTTTTGCAATAGAATCCATTTTATTAGGATATTTTTCTTTGCTACATCCTAATAATCCAATTCCTAAAATGATAAGGATTAAAATACCAATGGTATACATTTCAAATTTTTTGGATCGTATTGGTTTGGTTAAGATTAAAGGTTCTACAGGTTTGCATCTGCATTCATTACAGCTACAAGAATCACAGTAGGTTTCACTAACATAATACCCTTGACCTAAACAATGACAACGATGTCCGCATGCTTTACAAATTTTTTTCATTTTTTATTATTAATATAATTATATACTCTTCCAAAGTTTTGATTAACTTGAAATAATTCTCCTTTAATCATGGAAGTATCTTCTTTTAATTCAACTACAGAAATTAATACCCAGGTACTCAGTCCCATTAATATAGTTCCCAACACTGTTATTACCCATTTGATATCTATTTTCATAATCCCTCATCATCCGTTTATATCTCCCCAGGTCTGGCCAGACTCGTAATCGACTTTATTTGGGACCGCTAGTGTAACAGCATTTTCCATAATCTCAATTATTTTTTTTGCTTGTTCTTCTGATTCTACAGAAATATCTAATTCATCATGGATCTGAATATGTGGTATAATTCCTTCATTATATAAATCTAACATAGCTTTTTTCGTCATATCTGCAGCAGAACCTTGTATAAGTTTATTTAATGCTTTGTAAGTCATGGCTCTTTTAATTCTTCCTCGACCATACGTTCGTTCTGCTTCTTCATAACTCATAGGAGTATGCATTCCAAATGTAGTAGGTTCCCATTTATTAAATCTACATCTTCTTCCTAATAACGTTCCAATACTTCCTGAGCTTTGCGCATGAGCAGAAGTCCTATTCATAAGTTCTCTTACAAAAGGAACGTTTTGATGGTACTGATTAAATAAATTTTCTGCTTCTGCTTTAGTATTTAAACCTAATTCTGCTTGTAGTTTAGCTTTACCCATACCATAAAATAAACCAAGATTAATTGTTTTTGCTTGCGAACGAGAAATGTTGGCCATATCTGCAACGGTTTGATGGAAATCTACAGTATCGTTTTTAAATTTTTCTACAATTTTAGTTACAGATTCGTCAAAACAAATAGGTTCGGTAGATGCTGCGTAGTGTACCACTAATCTTGGTTCTTGTTGAGAATAGTCAAAACATCCCCACATATGTTTTTCTTCGGGTATAAATAAACCACGTATCATAGGTCCTAAATCTTTATTACGCGCTGGAATTTGTTGTAGATTAGGATTGGAATAACTAAATCTTCCGGTAACGGTTCCCCCTTGGTCAGAACGTATGGGATTAATATCTGCATGTATTCTACCACGGTGGGAATGTTTTAAAATCGTATCAATAAAAGTTGTGTGTGCCTTGTTAATCTCTCTTGCTTTTGCTATCTTCTGTACCAAAGGATGTTTATGTTCAGACAAAAAATTCTTAGTAAAGGATGGTGCTTGTGATTTCTCCGTTCTGGAATAAGGTAAGTTTAATTTGTCAAACACTTGGGCAATCGATCTTGCTGCCCATATTTGAGTTTCTATTCCTGTTTCTTTTTTTATTTCTAGCAATAAGTTTTCTTCTTGTTCAGATAACTGTCGTTTCAGTGTATGAGCTCGTTCGATATCGACACGAACGCCTTTAAATTTCATATCAATTAAACATGGAAATAATCTAGTTTCTAAATCAAATACTTCAGTTAAATTGTCTTTGGTAATTTCTCTGGATAATACTTTAAATAATTCTAATGTAAGTTCTGCATCTTTTTCTGCGTAGGAACCTACATACATAGCAGGTAGTTTATACATTTCTGATTTTGCATCTACCCCTGCAGCTTCTGCTGCATCTTTTAATCCTTTTTCATCTTTTACTTCTCGTAAATATTCATAGGAAATACTATTTAATGTATAACTAAATCGGTTCTCATCAATGAGAGAGGCCATCAACATAGTGTCTACAATATGACCATTAATTTTAATACCATACGATCGTATCCAACACACATCATACATAGCATTGTGAAATATTTTTACAGAATCAGTTGCACAAACTTCTCTAAACCATTCTAATACAATTCGTTTATCTAAGTTTCCTTCTCTATGACCAATGGGATAATATCCAGACCAACCCTCTACGGCTACAGCAATACCAATAATTTCTCCATTGCCTATGACAGCACCAGATCCTTGTGTTTTTAAATTAGGGTCTCTTGTCTCTAAGTCAATCGCAATATATTTTGCCTGACTTAAATCAGGAAAATGATCGGGACAATTCCACTCCGTCGCTGCTTCAAACATAAAAATAAAACCAGACGATATACATCGTTACGATAAAAGCCCAGTTCATTACTTGCCCTTTCTAATTTGTTCAATCTCTAATTGACAATAGTGTATTATTTTTTTAAGATCTTCTATTCCATTTTTATCTTTATAACGCACTACATACTTTATAACATTTCCCTGGAAAAAAGAAAGGTTATTGGTCGTAATAAATTCGTAAGGTTGAATGTTATGTTTAGCATAATGATTTCCTCCTTCTTGTCTGCTAGATGCAAACACTCGTTCTAAGTCTTCTTTATGTGTCATATGATTTCTTCTCCTATGTTGTATTGATAATCGTAGTCATTACTCATGATGTATAATTTTTCTTTGGCTCTCGTGACTCCCACAAAAAACAATCGGTGTTCTGTATCTTTGTCTCGTAAAGCTGCATCATAAATAATTTTTTCTAAATCAGTAAATAA